GAAAAAGATATTATTAGTTAGTGGCGATAGTTATACAGAAAAAGACTATATATCTTTACAAAATCCTAAATTAGATTGCGATTGGCCCAAGTGGCCTGAAATACTTGCTAAAAAATTAGATATGGATTGTGTCAATTTAGCTATGAGCGGTGCAGGACAAGAATACATTTATAGTACAATAATTGATAAACTTCAGACAATTGAATCTTCAGATATAGGATTATGTATAGCAGCTTGGTCAACTGCTAACAGACGTGATTATGTAAGTAATAGAATATGGAGAACTCATATATATGGTGAAAATGAAAGACCAGCTTTATTTTTTAAAGAATATATAACAGATTTAATTGATAGATCGATAAGATATTTTTATACTTTTCAAAATATATGTGAATATTTAAAAATACCTTATAAACAATTTAGTATGTTACCTTTATTTCATGCTTATTATTGGCAAGAACTTATGAGGAGAAGAATAGAGGACTATCCTGATGATCCTGATAAACAAATACCTATAATGAATAAAAGACAACATTTAACAAATGATGAAAAAACATGGTTAAGTGAACGTGAAATAAAATGTACCAATCATATAATGAAAAGTCCATACTACAATATGATAAATCATAACTTTATAGGTTGGCCCACAGCTCAACGATTGAATGGCTATAATATGTCAAACAAAGTGTTATTTGACGAACATAGAATATCAGAATTAGATACACACCCTAACGCAAAAGGACAAGAAGCATTAGCAAAATTTATATATGAACAGTTATGAAGCTTATACATTATACTTGGCAATTAAACTACACTTTACTTCCGATAGTTATGATTTTTATAAACACAATGCTAAAGTTAACTCAACATTTAATACATTTTTAAAACGTAATGATAGATTTTTTTTTCATAAACTCACAACTAAATATAGTAAGGAAGAAATGTTAGATTATTTTGTATGTAATTTCTTTCACAATTCAAAAACTTGGATAGGGAATTTAGTTAGAGCAGATGGAGAAACAAATTATACAAAGTGGAAGAAGTTTAATCAAGCATTTACGTATAATTTTAGAAATGATTGCTTATTGGTCCGTAATATCATTGATGGTGATAGTATTTCTTTTGATGATGTGTTTCGTGTATCTAATGGCCAACATCCAAGATTGCTACGGTTACTTCTTTCTGAACAAATCGGAGTACAAACATTCATCATACTGGATAAAATTTTATCGTTTTGTAAAAATTGGGATAAAGAAATTGCTGAAACTATTATCTGGCCTGAAAAGTCATTTAAGATTACCAAGTTAAAACCATTTGTTAATTTCAATATAACAAAATGTAAATTTATTATGAAGGAGGTGTTTGTATGATACCAGAGTCAAACAAATATGGTGATAAAACAATTGATAGAATCTATCAAAACCTACACGGCACATTAGAATTAGTTTTAAAAGATGGTTCTACCTACGATGGTAAGATTGATAAGAAATCAATCAAACTATCAGACGGTTCTTTGGGCTATGTTTACAATGTAAAAAACAAATGGTTTGATAGAACTGGTATGCCTATAGATAAACCTGATAATTTAATAACAAGATGAAACGTGTATTTTTAATAGGTAATGGTGAAAGTAGAAAAGATTTAGATTTAAATCTCTTAAAGTCACATGGTAAATTATATGGTTGTAATGCCATATATAGAGATCATGCTGACTTAATAGATGTACTAACAGCAGTTGATGGTGGTATGATACATGAAGTATATCATTCAGGTGTTGCACAAAAGATACCATGTTATTTTAGAGCATGGACAAAAGTACCTACAATGTTATATCAAAGTATTGTAGAAGGTATGGCGTCAATACAAGACCTTGAAGATATAAAAGATTTTGATTTAATTAAATCAAATGAACAAGGTGAGTCACAAGAATTTGTTACACATGGTTCTACAATAGACGGTATTGTTACAATTCTTAAAAAGGCCAAAGAACAAGGTGGTGATAGAGAACGTATAAAAAAGAAAGTACATAATGCTCATGTTTATGTTTCATGGATAAAACAACCTGACAAATCTTATGACATAAGAGAATGTGAACCAGATGGTGTTGATGATGGTTGGGCATGTGGACCTACAACAGGTTACATTGCTTCTAAATTAGAAAAACCAGATGAGATTTATATGATAGGCCATGATCTAGTATCTGATACAAATACAGTTAACAATGTGTACAAAAGCACAGACAACTATGTTGCTTCAGAATTTGAACCAACTCCATCAGGTAATTGGGAGTTACAATGGAAAAGATTAATGGAGTTAAACCCTAAAATTAAGTTTTACAAAGTAAACAAAGAATTAAACGATAGTCCTACAAATCGTAAAATAGACGTATTTACAGCACAAGAGGACATCAATTTAGAATATATTAGTCAGGCACAGCTGCTTGACAGATTGAGTTAAATCTGTTATAATAAGATTATGTTTGATGAAATATTATATAAAATTTTAAACAGTTTTTCTACCTTTATGGAAAAGGTAAAAAAAGTTATTAATGATAAGAAAAAGAGATATAAATAATACTATACTTACATTAATACAAATACGTACAACAATATATACAAGGAGATACATACAATGTCAAGTGCATTAGAAGCCCTAAAGAAGTCAAAGTCAAACTTTGATACACTAACTAAACAGTTAGAAAACACAATCGAACAACCAGAAAAGAAAAACAAATACCAAGACGATAGGTTATGGAAACCCGAACTTGATAAATCAGGTAATGGTTATGCCGTGCTAAGATTTTTACCAGCAATTGAAGGTGAAGATATGCCATGGCAAAGAGTCTGGAATCATGCGTTTCAAGGACCAGGTGGTCAATGGTATATTGAAAACTCATTAACAACTTTAAACAAAAAAGATCCTGTTAGTGAAGAAAACACTAGATTGTGGAATACAGGCATAGAAGCCGATAAAGAAATTGCTAGAAAAAGAAAAAGAAAGTTATCTTACTATTCAAATATTCTAGTAGTATCAGACCCAAAACATCCTGAAAACGAAGGCAAAGTATTTTTATTCAAATTTGGTAAAAAGATTTTTGATAAAATTACAGAAGCGATGAACCCAGCGTTTGAAGATGAAAAGGCTGTTAACCCATTTGATTTTTGGGAAGGTGCAAACTTTAAACTAAAAATCAGAAAAGTTGATGGTTATTGGAATTATGATAAATCTGAATTTGAGCAACCAAGTAGAGTAAAACCTACTGATGAGGAGATTGACAAAATATGGAAATCTCAACATGCTCTAAAACCCTTCGTTGATCCAAGTAATTTTAAATCTTATGATGAACTCAAAGAGAAACTGAATAAGACACTTACTGGACAAAGAAGTACTGAGTCTGTAGAAGATATTGACCTCCCACCTGTCAGTAATGACGTACCAACGTCTTCTAACAATTCAGTAGAGAAAGTTGAATCGTCCAACGATAGCGATGACCTATCGTATTTTAGTAAACTTGCTGAGGACGATTCATAATCTATCTCTCTCACTTTCTCAATTGGGTAGCCTTCGGGCTACCCACTCAATAGAGGCTTGACAAAATGAGGAGATATGATATACTATATAATAATACTAATCCGTTGTAGGGTTACACCAAGTCTATAAATGACTTTCTATAAACGACTACAACTTTATTAACAATAAAAGGAGACAATATGTCAGACTATATAATAATGCCTGGTAATTCATTTACAAAGGCCGATATACAAAAATCACTAAAATACAATCCAAGAGAAAATCATCCAGAGTTTTATGGTAAAGGTTTACCTGAAGGTGTAGAATATTTACCAGAACCAATACTGCTAGAAGCAAGTGAAATTAATTTAGATACACAATTTGCAGATGGTAGTTATGATGTTTCTAAATCTATTCAACAAATAAGAGCTAAAAATCAAAATAGGCAAGAGTTAAAATGGTCATTAGAAAATGGTTATGATTTAAGAGAACATTTAATATCTGTTAAAATAGACGAAAGTAATGGTAAATATTACATTATAGATGGTAGAGGTAAATACCATGAAATGCAAAAACAAGGTTGGAGTAACTTTTTAGTTGACGTTTATAAATGTAAATCAAATCTTGGTTACAGTAGATTGGGTAATTTAAAAAATAATCCAACAAAACCTGCTTCACCTATTAGTAAATTAGACGTAGTTAAGCATTTAATTAATAATAGAGTAGAATTAGGTATAAAAGATCAGTTAGATTATGATGATATGGATACAATTTATAGAAAAGAAGCAAAACTCATAGGTAATCCTAATTGGCAAAAATCTACAATTGATAAAATTGTTTTACAAGCAATTAATGACAATAGTAAATATCAGATTGTTACCCACGATGAAAACTCGGCGTCTAATTGGGCAAAGGCAAATAATTATATTGATTCAGAAAAAGATGGTATATATTATTTGATAACTTCAGCTGCAACACCTGCTAAAACAATTATAAGAGCTGCAAAAAAAGTTGAGTTATTAAAAGACGCAGATAAATTTAAAGAGTTAAGAATAATACTACATCACGGTTACCTTGAAGGTTCAAATCCAGAACAATCTTGGAAAGAAACCGTTGATGATGGTAGAGAACAATTTAACAATTATAG